TGGGATGAACTCAAAAAGTCCTCTGTCAAAATCTTTGAATATCAAAAAACATTTAAAGATGATGATAGAAAGTTAAAGAAACAAATTCTTGGCGAATATAATAAACTCAAGAATAATATTAAGAAAGAATTTGAAGAAGCAACTGACAAGAGTATAAAGACTGATGAACTTCTTCTTGGATATTTTACTGAACTCAAAGAAGAGATTTCAAATCTTCCTGAAGTAAAATATTATGATGAAGAAATTGATGATCTTCAAAAATTAGTCAGTAAGTTTAATAAAAGATTTTCTCCAGTAGAAGGTGATATTAAATCTCTCTATAGAATTGTAGAGGATATTAAAAAAACTCAAGTTGAACTAAATGAGCAAATACTTGATGAGCCATCAAATGTAAGTCAAGATGTTGGTGGTGGAAAAGATCCGTTAACACCAACAGATCAAAAGTTTGCAACACTCGATGATCTTTCAAAACACTATAGACTTTTTGTAAACCGCATTCAACAACAACTGTCTACTATCGGTGGTGGTGGTGCTGGATTTATTAAAGATCTTTCAGATGTTGATATTTCGGGACTTGCCGATGGATTTATTCTTCAATATAACGCATCGGAAAATAAGTGGGAAACAGTTGCTAATAGTGGTGGAGGTGGCGGATCAGTTGGCACTGGGGGCACTTGGGCTGTAACTTCTGCTGGTATTCATACTACTAAAAATGTTGGTATTGGTACAATTGCTAGAAGTAATACCGCCTTAATAGTTGATGGTGATACCAGAATTACTGGTATTCTTACTGTTGGTAGTGCATCTGTTACTATTGATGGTGAAAACAATACTATTACAACTGGTATTGTTACCATTACAAACTCCAGTGTCGTTATTGGTGACAATGTTACCATTGAAACTGGTGCATCTGGTATTAACTCTGCTCCCAATGTTTTCTACGTTGCCAAAGATGGAAACGACGATAATAACGGAACATCTATTGACAATGCTAAACTTACAATTAAGAGTGCTGTTTCTGTGGCATCATCAGGTTCAGTTATTAAAGTAATGTCTGGAAACTATGTTGAAGACAATCCTATCGAACTACCTGCCTTTAGTGCTGTTGTAGGTGATGATTTAAGAACTTGTAAGATTCTACCAAATAATGCAACTTCTGATATATTCCATGTTAATAAGGGATGTAAGTTGCAAAACATGACGTTCTCTGGACACTTATCACCAGCAGCTGCCGTGGCATTCCCAAGTGGTGGTGCTACAAACGTAGGTGGTGGTAAGTGGAAAGGTCCTTACGTTCAAAACTGCACCAGCGACACAACCACAGGTACTGGTATTAGAGTTGATGGTAACTTAGCAGTTAAAACTAAGTCAATGAATGTTGACGCATTCACTCAATATAACCAGGGTGGTGTTGGCGTGGCAGTAACCAATGAAGGTTATGCTCAGTTGGTGTCAGTCTTTACTATCTGTTGTGATAGAGCGATAACTTGTCACGCTGGTGGACAGGCAGACGTTGCTAATAGTAACTGTAGTTTTGGTACGCTTGGTTTAGTTGCTGATGGCAAAGGCGATTTACAGTTCATTGGCACTTGCACCTCTGCTGCTGATGCTGCTCAGGACAACGTAACTATCAACGTCGGTACAACAACTACACGTCCTTATGATGGACAGATTGTATTCTTCGGAGAACTATTTAAGTCTGTAGAGTCTATTACAGTTGGATCTGGAGGAACAGGGTACACTTCTACTCCTACAGTAACAGTTGCTGATCCTACAGGAGTAAGTGGAGAGACTGCAACAGCATTTGCAACTCTTGAAGGAGAAAGTGTTGCATCTATAACCATTATTAGTAGTGGTTCTCAATATCAAACAACACCCACTGTTACTATTAGTGATCCTGATGTAGGAGATAATGGTGCAACTGCCACTGCTGTAATGGCACCCATCTTCTACACAATAAATAGTTCGACACCAATAGTATCTGGAATTACTACATTAACTCTTGAAGAAAACTTAATCAACGCAGTTGGTGTAGGAACATCGGTTCATTTCTTTCAACAAAGCAAAATTATTGCTAGTTCTCATACTTTTGAATATATCGGTTCTGGTAATACCATTACAGAGGCAACTCCAAAACGTGGTGGTGTTACCATTCAAGCAAATGAAGTTACAAAGACTAATGGAGGGAACGTTGTATACACCAGCACTGACCAGTCTGGTAACTTCAGAATAGGTGATGACTTACAAATTAATCAAAATAATGGTACGATCAGTGGTAGAGCATTCTCCAGAAGTTTATTTACTGAAATGACACCGTTTATTCTAGCATTGAGTTAAGATGGCACAATTAGCACTTAATAGATTTCAAACAGTAACACTTGAACTTACAGACTCAGAGCAGACAATGTACACTGCTCCAACCGGTTATACTGCCATTCTTTTGTATGCTCATGTAGCAAATGTTGGTTCATCTGACGCAACAGTTACAATGAAACATGCGAGATCAGGAACTGATACAGAAATTATAAATGCAGCAAATGTGCCAACAAATGACGCATTTGTTCCTCTCAGTGGCAAATTAGTTTTAGAAACAAGTGACTCAGTAAAAGTCACTGCTAGTGCTAACAGTACACTCAAGTGTATTTTAAGTATCCTGGAGACCGCAACGTAATGCCATATATCGTAGGTTCATTAACCAAAACTAACTTAAATATGACTGGTGGTGTTGTTCAGTCTGGTGTGACCACAACTGCCACTACTAATGAGACTGCGATTGTATCAATTTCAGCGCCTAAATATCAGTCAGTTGAGTTTAAAATACAAGTCACTCAATCAAGTTCTTACAACTCAACTATTGTAAGAGCGATGCATGATGGTTCAAGTGCATATGTTAGTGAGTATGGCACACTTCAAGTGCCCTCTGGTATAGCGACTTTTTCTGCAGATGTTAGTGCAGGTCAACTAAGACTTTTAGCATACCCTTCATCTTCTGGTTTAACAACCTTTAGCGTTATCTACACCGCATTGAACGCATGAAAACTTTTAAGGAGTTTATTAAAGAAGCAGCACCCACTAACTCCGTTACTGACGGGGGAGTGGCGGAATATACTCCTTATTTGTTTAAAAATGAGGATGATGACGATCTCACTCAAGATTATCAAACACCAGCAGAACCTGGTGAGGCAAGATATAGATTTTCAAATATATACCCCGTTTTAAAACTTTCACTGAGTAACAGTGATGGAGATGGACCTAGTATTGACTCTATGGTTCATGCATCTAAAGAATATACACAGTTGATGGATAATAATACTATCAAACGTATCCGTTCAAACTTTGATAAATTCTACAAAGAAGAAACGAACCCTAGAATTCCTAGAAAAAAAGGACAACCTGCTAAGTCAAAGAAACACTCTGACCTCTACACCGATGAAGACCCTAAAGGAACTATTCATGGTCTAGGTTTTAAGAACGTCGCTAAAGCAAAAGAGTCTGTAAGTAAGATTAGAAACTCCTCAAGATCACATGCTCACAAGATCCAAGCAGCAGTTGCCATGGAACAAAGAGCAAGAGAAATGGGCAAAACTGCAGAGGCAGCAGTCTATAGAAAGTACATTAATATGATGAAAAAGAAAACAAAAGCGATGAGAGAAGGTTGGAGTGCTAAATACAAGCGCAGTATTGATTGCTCTAACCCAAAAGGTTTTTCTCAAAAAGCACATTGTGCGGGAAAGAAGAAGAGAGCAAAGTAAACTTCGCTAGGTGTTGAAATGAAACCTCTTAAGATTGCAACTATTGGGCTAGGTGCATTGATTGGTGTAGCACATATCGGTGTCTTAGGTCATTTGATTAGGCAAACTCCTGAGCGCGTCATTCAGGTCCCAACTATCAACATCCCAAGCGGAACTCCTTACTCTTCATATAAGATTGAAGCAGGGAAACATGGATATAAAATTGAATATAAAGCAAACGATCCTGCTATTCTTGAGTCGCAGAGATCACTAGACCTCACTAAAAGTAAAAGTGGTTTCTTCGGTGGTAATAATTATGAGGATCGCAATGAATATCGAACGGATCAATATACTATGGAAGGTGTGAGGAACATGGGAGGTGCCTCTTTGCCAGGCGAGGGAAAGTCTGCGAAAAACGTAGAGTGCATCGTGGCGGACGCTGGAGCACGGTCACAAGGTGCAATGGCAGGAACCGCAATTAGCACAGGACTTATTGCACCTGCAGTTATGAACATTCCTTATGTTGGATGGTTAGTTGCAGGATGGGCAAACTTACTTGGTCAGAGGGCAGGTGAAGAAGCAGGTTCTAGAGTCGGTTCAGTATTCAATGATTGCTAAATAATAGATGAGACTACTGGTTTCTTATGAAAAAGTGTCCTCCCGGACAGTATTACTGTTTCACCGATAAAAAATGTAAGAAGATTCCATCCGGTTATTATATCGGTGGAAGAGGTATGCTGGCAGCCAAACCTAAAAATGGGAATGGCAACGGTAATGGTAATGGTAATGGAAATGGTAACGGCAATGGTAGTGTTTCTTCTGGTAATGGTAATGGCAATGGTGGTAATGGGGGTGGGAGTGGCAATGGTGGATCCAACGGCGGAGGCATGGGAGAAGAGGTAGTTCATACTGAGGGTACGTTACGCAATTGGTTTAAAGGTTCTCGCTCTAAGGGTGGAAAACCTGGATGGGTTCAAGTTGTATCAGGAAAACCCTGTGCCAGGCAACCCGGACAAAAGAGCACGCCAAAGTGCGTATCATCAGCAAAAAGAGCATCTATGACAGACGCCGAAAGGAAGTCTGCACAGAGAAGAAAAAGAAAAGCAGATCCAGGACAACCACAAAAATCTGGTGCTGCTAAACCAACCTATGTAAGTACCGATAGCCCTCGGAAGAAGTCAATGAAAGAAGGAAAAGATCACCCTAAAAATGTAAAGGGTATTGCAAAAGAATTAGACAAAGCAGTTGAAATGCATAAGAGTCAAGCAAAAAGACTCAGAAAAGCTGGCATTTCAGAGGGTTCGGATAAAAAGGGTAAAGGCAGTGGAACTAAAGATGCCTGTTACCATAAAGTTAAGTCTCGTTATTCCGTTTGGCCAAGTGCGTATGCGTCGGGAGCACTAGTCAAGTGTCGTAAGGTAGGTGCAGCCAATTGGGGAAATAGCACCAAAAAAGAAGAATTTTCTAACTGGAGAGAGGAGTTAGCAGAAGCAAAAAAGTGCTGGAAGGGTTACAAAAAAGTAGGAACCCAAAAACTCTTCGGTAAAACCTACAATCGTTGTGAAAAAATTAAAAAAGAGCAGGTTGAAGAAGCAGTAAGAATCCCTGCAAAAATTGGTAACATTGTTGAAGTAACATTTGTGTTCCGTGGAAGGAGCATGATGATAAAAATGTTCTTCCCTAAAGTAGGTATTCCCTCTAGAACAGAAGTTCAAGATCAAATTAATAATGTATATCCTGGCGCAAGACTAACGTATTTCAGAGTCTCAGACTATGAACCAGGACAACCACTTCTCAAAGTCGCAGAAGAGCGATCAGGAGAAGATAAAGAAATTAATGAAACTGTTGCAAATGACGCAACAGTATCAGGAGAAGTCGCTCAAAAGACCGAGGGGACACTAGATGAAGATGACATGAAGGGAATGTCTGTCAAGTCTGGTCACAAACGTCCCACAGATAGTGGTGCAGGAATGACTAAAAAGGGTGTTGAAGCGTATCGTCGTAGAAACCCAGGTTCAAAGTTAAAAACTGCAGTAACAAAAGATCCTTCCAAAATTAAAAAAGGAAGTTCGGACGATAAACGTAGAAAAAGTTTTTGTGCCAGATCTGCGGGTCAAATGAAAATGTTTCCAAAGGCAGCAAAAGATCCAGATAGCAGGTTAAGACAAGCAAGAAGACGTTGGAATTGCTGAGTAAAGTATGCCTGATAATGTATATCTTGGTAACCCTAACCTAAAAAAAGCGAATACCCCTATTGAGTTCACTGAAGAGCAAATCATTGAATTTGTTCAGTGTCAAGGGGATCCGGTTTATTTTGCTAATAAGTATGTAAAAATTGTTAGTTTGGATGAGGGTCTTGTTCCCTTCAAACCATATCGCTTTCAAGAGAAGTTAATTAACAACTTCCACGAGAACAGATTCAATATCTGTAAAATGCCTAGGCAGACTGGTAAATCCACTACAGTGGTTTCTTACCTTTTGCATTATGCTATCTTTAATGATAGCGTAAACATTGGTATTCTTGCAAACAAAGCAGCGACTGCTAGAGAACTTCTTGGAAGGTTACAAACTGCATATGAGAACCTTCCCAAGTGGATGCAGCAAGGTATTATGGTATGGAACAAAGGTAGTTTGGAGTTAGAAAATGGGAGTAAGATACTGGCAGCTTCTACGTCTGCAAGTGCTGTCCGAGGCATGTCGTTCAACATTCTCTTCCTCGACGAATTCGCATTCGTTCCAAACCATGTTGCGGACTCCTTCTTTGCATCTGTTTATCCTACTATTACTTCTGGTAAAAACACCAAGGTAATTATTGTATCTACCCCTCACGGTATGAATCACTTCTACCGTTTGTGGCACGATGCAGAGAAACAAAAAAATGAGTATGTTCCGACTGACGTTCACTGGAGTGAAGTCCCAGGAAGAGATGAAGAGTGGAAAGAGCAAACTATCAAGAACACGTCTGAACAGCAGTTCAAGATTGAGTTTGAGTGTGAGTTTCTTGGGTCTATTGATACTCTCATTGCTCCTAGCAAACTGAGATCATTAGTATATGAGGCACCACAAACATCTAATGCTGGTCTTGATGTGTATCAGGATCCAATAAAAGATCATGATTATGTTGTTACTGTTGACGTTGCCAGGGGTGTAGGAGAAGATTATTCTGCATTTGTATGTGTAGACATAACAGAGTTTCCCCATAAGGTTGTAGCAAAATATAGAAATAATGACATAAAACCAATGCTATTTCCTAATGTTATATACGAAATAGCAAAGAGTTATAATAATGCTTTTATTTTATGTGAGGTAAATGATGTTGGAGATCAAGTAGCATCATTACTTCACTATGACTTAGAATATCAAAACGTTTTGATGTGCTCTATGAGAGGTAGAGCAGGACAGATAGTTGGACAAGGTTTTTCTGGCAAAAAGACACAACTAGGTGTCAAGATGTCAAAGACTGTTAAAAAGGTTGGTTCTCTTAACTTGAAAACAATGATTGAAGAGAATAAACTTCTTTTCAATGACTTGGACATTATATCAGAACTAACAACATTCATCTCAAAGAATAACTCGTTTGAGGCAGAAGATGGTTGTAATGATGACTTGGCAATGTGTCTTGTCATTTATGCCTGGTTGGTGGCACAAGACTATTTTAAAGAACTTACTGACCAAGATATAAGAAAGCGTCTCTACGAAGAGCAGAAGAATCAGATAGAACAGGATATGGCACCATTTGGTTTCCTTGACGATGGTTTAGGTTCTGAGAGTTTTACTGACTCCGAGGGTGACCGTTGGTTCCAAGCAGATGAATATGGTGACCGTTCCTACATGTGGGAGTATCGGTAATGGATCTCGATGGACAGATCAAACTTGGACATCTGCTCCTAAACGATAGAAAGTGTAGAGTATGTGGAGAAACGAAGAACCTGATAGAGGGATATTATAGAACAAGAAAGGATAGAGGAGCGGTTGCATCATCATATTCCTATGAATGCAAGGAATGCACCATCAAGAGAATTGTTGAAAACAAGAGAAAACAAACTCCATTTATGGACTGGGACTACCCAGATTGGTAGTTCACGTCGTGTTTCCCCGCTGAAAATGCTGCAAATTCTAAATATCTACAGATAAACTGAGACAACGGAGAAAAACATGGCGACTCCTCAATTATCTCCTGGGATACTTGTAAGGGAGGTTGATCTTACAGTAGGCAGAGCTGATAATGTTCTTCAAAACAACGGAGCGATAGCGGCACCTTTCAGTATTGGTCCCGTATCGGAAGCTGTAGATATCACTACAGAGGAAGAACTGATCAATGTGTTTGGAAGTCCCATTTCCACTGATAGGCACTATGAGTACTGGATGACAGCATCATCCTTCCTATCTTACGGTGGAAGACTCAAGGTTGTCAGAGTTGATGGTTCTAACCTCAACAATGCTAATTCTGGTGTCAGTATGGCATCCACCACATTAAAGATCAAAAACTTTGATGACTTTAATGCCAACTACGACGATGCAACCGACTTCCTGTACGCAGCGAAGAATCCTGGAACATTTGCAAACAACTTAAAGGTTGCTTTCATTGATGACTTTGCTGATCAAGTCATCGGTATTACAACAGATGACCCTGGTGCTTCTAACATCAAGGTTGGTTTTGGTGTCACTATGGCACTGAGCGGAACTGAACCTGGTATTGGAACAACCAAAACTATCAATGGTTTCCTGAAAGGCATCATCACTGGTGTAACCACTGACTCTACAAACAGTGCTAGTAGCATCGCTGTTAAAGTTGTATCCAGAGTTTCTGGACAAAGCACAGAGAACGCTATCTCTTACGTTCAGAACGATCCTCTGAGATCTTTCGTATCTGGCGCAACTATCATCCCTGTTAATAACTCTGGTATTAACACAGGTAAAGGTATTGGCGTATTTGCTGGTGCTGCTGGAACAGTCACTGACTGGTATGATGGTCAGCAACTGACACTCTCCAATGCAACCATCTTCTGGAAAGAGATTGCTCCCAAACCTACAACATCTGCTTATGTAAGCGATAGACAAGGTTTGAATGATGGAATGCACATTGTTGTTGTCGATGATGAAGGCACTCTGACAGGTGTTAAAGGTAATGTTCTTGAGAGAAACACTTTCCTCTCCAAGGCATCTGATACTGTTTCTGCAGTCGCCTCTCCTGAGAGAACATTCTACAAGGACTTCCTTGCTCAAGGTTCTCAATACATCTACGGTGGTGGTAACGCATCTGCTGCAGCAGACTCCCATCACGGTACAACTCCCGTTGCTACAGGTTTCTCCACACAATTTACAGCAAATACAACTGCTGAAGGTCTTTGGGGACAACTTGCACAAGATACTGTATTCGGTGCTATCGGTAACAAGACTTATGCCCTCGTTGGTGGTAAGGACTACAGTGGAACCGACAACAAAGGAATGGCAGCAACTCTTGGTGACCTGACCGCAGGTTACGAATTGTTTGCTAATAAGGATGAGATTGAAATCAACTTCCTTCTCATGGGTCCTGGTTGCACCACTGAAGTTGAGTCGCAGGCAAAAGCAAATAAACTTATTTCTATCGCAAATGGTAGAAAAGACTGTGTTGCTTGCATCTCACCTGATAGAAACAATGTAGTTGATGTTGCATCTGCTACGGATCAAACAAATAACATCATTAAGTTCTTCTCTCCCCTGTCTTCTTCTTCGTTCGCATTCTTTGATAGCGGATACAAGTACATGTATGACAGGTTCAATAATAAGTTCCGCTACATTCCTGCCAACGGAGACGTTGCTGGTCTGATGGTTAGAACTGAAATTGATCAGTTCCCCTGGTATTCACCTGCTGGACAACAGAGAGGTGTACTTAACAATGCCACTAAACTGGCATACAATCCCAATAAAGCACAGAGAGACTCCCTGTATGAAGCAAGAGTCAACTCTATCGTCACATTACCAGGGACTGGCACCGTTCTTTACGGTGATAAGACTGGACTAAACTTCGCTTCCGCGTTCGATAGAATCAATGTTCGTCGCCTCTTCCTCACAGTTGAGAAGGCACTTGAAGGACTCGCAAACGAGCAACTCTTTGAGTTCAACGATGAGATCACAAGATCTTCCTTCACAAACGCTGTTGAACCCTTCCTCCGTGATGTTCAAGCGAAGAGAGGTTTGACTGACTTCCGAGTCATTTGTGATAGTTCTAATAACACTCCTGACGTTGTTGACAATAATGAGTTCCGGGCAGACATCTTCCTGAAACCCACTAAGTCTATTAACTATGTCACTCTTACATTTGTTGCCACACGAACTGGTGTTGCATTTGAAGAAGTTACAGGCAGAGTTTGATAATAGTATTAAATAAACAAGGAGGCAACAACTAATGGCAAACTTAAGAACGATCACAAACTTCAAATCCGCCCTCAGAGGGGGCGGTGCCCGTCCTAATCTCTTTGAGGTTGATATTACCGGTTGGCCTGGTAGTGAAAATATGGGTGACTTCGGTAATGATGCTAAGGAAGAATTTCAGTTCCTTTGCAAGGCAGCAGCACTTCCTGCTTCCAATATTACTCCCATTGAAATTCCTTTTAGAGGTAGAACACTAAAGGTTGCTGGAGACAGAACCTTTGATACTTGGAACATCACCATCATCAATGATGAAAACTTCAGACTTAGAAGTAAGTTTGAGCAGTGGATGAATGGTATTAACAAACTCAGCGATGGTTCTGGTGCAACTGCTCCCGGATCTTACATGGGTAATGCAGTTGTTCATCAACTTGGTAGAGGTGCAAATCAAGGAAGAAATTCAACCACCAGCTCTGGTGGTGGCGATGGAAGCGCCGGACGTTCAGACGTTACTCCTCTCAGAACTTATTATTTCAGTGACATTTTCCCCACTGAAATTTCTGAGATAGGACTGTCTTACGACACCACTGATACTATTGAAGAGTTCACTGTTACTTTCCAAGTTCAATACTGGGTTGCTGGTACTAACAGCACTAACGGTGGACCTGCTGATCAACGCAATCTTGTGACCCGATAAATAGTCCAATAAAAGGACTGTTAGATAGTCATGGCAAAGTTATTTGGGTTCTCGATTGAGGACACCGATAAGACTCCACCTAGTGTAGTGTCCCCCGTTCCTCAGAACAATGAGGACGGGGTTGACCACTATTTGACTAGTGGGTTTTTTGGTTCTTATGTTGATATTGAAGGTGTATACAAAACTGAGTTTGATCTCATCAAACGATATCGTGAAATGTCACTTCATCCCGAATGTGACAGTGCCATTGAAGATGTTGTAAATGAAGCAATTGTTGCGGACACCAACGAGTCTCCAGTAGAAATAGAACTTTCAAACTTGAATGCTAGTGATGGCATCAAAAAGAAAATTAGAGAAGAGTTTAAATATATCCTTTCGTTATTAGATTTTGACAAAAAAGCGCACGAAATCTATAGGAATTGGTACATTGACGGTAGACTTTATTATCATAAAGTCATTGACATGAAGAACCCTCAAGAGGGTATTCAAGAATTGCGTTATATCGACGCAATGAAGATGCGTTATATACGCCAACAAAAGAAAAAACCAAATGATCAGGTAAGGTTAAACAACCTTGGTAAGGCATCCGATAATCCAATGGATTATGAGTTTCCTGAAATTGAAGAGTATTTTCTCTACAATCCTAAGACAGGATATCCCACTGGAAACCCAGGAGCGATGGGTGGTTCAGCAGGAATCAAGATGGCAAAAGATTCCATAACATATTGTTCATCTGGTTTGGTAGACCGTAACAAAGGATCAACTCTTTCGTATCTTCACAAGGCAATCAAATCGCTTAATCAGCTTAGAATGATTGAAGATAGTCTGGTTATTTACAGACTGTCAAGAGCACCAGAGCGTAGAATCTTCTACATCGATGTAGGTAATCTGCCTAAAGTAAAGGCAGAACAATATCTGCGCGATGTTATGAATAGATATCGCAACAAACTCGTATATGACGCCAACACTGGAGAGATTCGTGATGACAAAAAATACATGTCAATGCTTGAGGACTTCTGGCTTCCCAGGCGTGAGGGTGGAAGAGGAACCGAAATCTCCACTCTCCCTGGCGGACAAAACCTGGGTGAAATCACTGATATTGAATATTTTAAAAAGAAACTCTACAAGTCGCTTAATGTTCCTATCTCCAGAATTGAAGGAGATGGTGGGTTTAACCTGGGGAGATCTTCTGAAATCCTGAGAGATGAAGTCAAGTTTAGTAAGTTTGTTGGACGTTTGAGAAAGAGATTCTCACGCATGTTCCACGATATGCTGAGAACCCAACTTCTTCTTAAGAACATCATCACCCCCGAAGATTGGGACATCATGGGTGAGTTCATTCAATATGACTTCCTGTATGACAATCACTTCGCTGAACTGAAAGAAGCGGAGTTGATAAATGAAAGACTTACTCTTGCTCAGGCAGCAGAACCTTACGTTGGTAAGTATTATTCTCAAGATTACTTGAGAAGAAAGGTTCTCCGTCAGACTGATCAAGAGATCTTGGAGCAGGATGAACTTATTGAAAAGGAAATAAAGGCAGGTATTATTCCTGATCCTGCAACTATTGACCCAGAAACGGGTCAACCTTTCCAACCCGAAGCGAATGATGATTTAGGGAAACCAGTCATGGAACCAGAAACAGATGGTTCAGCAACTGAAGCACCTGAACTACCCAAGGGTGGGGAGATATAAATAAAACATAGTAGGTATTGACTATTCACATGGATGAGCTTATGGATATGATGATATCCGATGAATCTCCGTCGCAGATCAGCGACAAGATCAAGGATATTCTTTTTGCTAAGTCTGCTGAGAGGATCGATGCATATCGTCCTTCAATAGCAAATGCAGTTTTTGACGGTGAAGACATTGAAATAGATGACGAAGAGGAAACTCTGGAAGTCACCGATGAGTTAGAAACCGAAGACGAAACCGAAGAGGAGTCTGAATAATGGCACATCGTACAGTTGGTGCTGGTCAAAGTGTAGCAGTTGCAGGATCTGGTGGTGCCAGTGGTGCGATCACTGTTAAGTCGAATAATATTCGTATTAACGCAAGAGGTGTAAATGCTCACGTAGCAATCGGCACTGGAACAACTTGTACCCAAACTGAATATTATATTGCGGATGGTTCATCTGCTACTTTAGCACTTACTAAAGCATCGCAAAAGGTCATTAGTATTGAGTCTTTAGCAGGTGGCAAGACACGCATTACCTGTCCTGAGGGAACTCAAATGCCTTTTGCCGTTGGCAACTGTGTGTCTCTTGAAGTTGGAACAGCAGATAGTAACTGGGCGACAGTTATTACTCATGTTGGAGTTGACTCTGTTGATCAAACTGCTAGTTTCGACGGGTTCCATCAAACAAGACTCGTAGTTTCTGCTGACACAAGTGGAATTTCTACAGATTTTTCTGACAGAGATGCTACTTTATTCAACTCAGTTAAAGTGGCATCAGTCACAACTGGAGATGCTGGATCACTCTTCGTTCAACAAGTACAAATCACCGGACAAGCCTGATGAAACTTATCAGAGAGGAAATCGAATCCGTCGAATTCATTGTCGAATCAAAAGGCGGTAAAAAACAACTTTATATTGAGGGAGTATTCCTTCAGGGAAACATCAAAAACCGTAACGGTAGAATGTATCCCATGGAAACACTTCGTCGTGAAGTTGGAAGATACAACGAAAACCATGTTCAAGCAGGTAGAGCACTTGGCGAACTTGGACATCCTGATGGTCCTACCGTCAACTTAGATCGTGTATCTCACAAGATTGTTTCTCTGAAAGAGTCTGGTTCTAACTTTATCGGTAAAGCAAAGATCCTGAACACTCCTATGGGTAAGATCGCAGGATCTCTCATTGATGAAGGCGTCAAACTTGGAGTCTCATCTAGAGGTATTGGTTCTTTGAAAATGACACGCGAAGGTGTCAATGTTGTCGGTGACGACTTTATGTTAGCAACTGCTGCTGACATCGTTGCTGATCCCTCTGCTCCTGATGCATTCGTTGAAGGAATCATGGAAGGAAAAGACTGGGTATGGGATGGTGGCATTCTTCGTGAGAAGTTTGCAGAAAAAACATACAAGCAGATTAACACTCTTGCAACACAAAAACAACTTGATGAGAAGAAGTTGAATTTATTCAACGATTTCCTTAATAGTATCTGAATAGGTATTAAATCTTTTAATTTATAAATAAATATAGTTTTTAAAAAAACGGATACGGAGCTGTTCAAATGTCTCGTGGTAACGAATTACAAGAAATGGAAGTAAAGACACAGCAGTCCAAAACTGCTGCTAACGCTAACGCCAAACCTGGTGATCCTATGCCCTCTTTGTCTGGAACAACTCCTGGACAGTCGGGTTCTTACGAAGATCTCGGTGGTCCCACCCCTGAGAACTACAAAGCTGATGATGATTCTGCCAAGTTAAAAACACCTGGTAAGACTCTTAAGCAAGTCAGAGATGTAGTAAATGCTAAGGCAAAGCCTGCAGAGGCTGCCCCTGGTGGCATGAAGGAAGAAGAAGTTCAAGTAGAGGAACCAGTGATCGAAGAAGAAGAGACAACCACTGACGAGGTAGTCGCTGAGGAAGAGACTACTGAAGAAGTAGTTGCTGAGTATGACATGGAAGAGGATGTCAATGCTCTTCTCGGTGGCGAAGAACTCTCCGAAGATTTTAAAGCAAAAGCAAAAACTATCTTTGAGGCAGCAATCAACTCTAAGGTTGCCGCTATCAAAGAAGAAATCGAAGCACAGTACGCTGCCAAACTTTCTGAAGAAGTTGAAGCAGCGAAAGAGTCACTCGCTGAGCGTGTTGATTCTTATCTTGAGTATGTCTCTGACGAGTGGTTTGAAGAAAACGCACTCGCCATTGAGGCAGGTCTCAAGACTGAAATGACCGAATCATTCCTTGAAGGAATGAAGGGTCTTTTTGAAGAACATTATGTAACTATCCCTGAAGAAAAATATGATGTGCTTGAGAGCATGGTAGAAAAACTTGATGATATGGAGACAAAACTCAACGAGCAAATCGAGAAAAATATTGCTCTGAATGGCAGACTCAGTGAGTCTGTTGCAGACGGTATCCTTGATGAAGTTTCTGAAGGACTCGCGTCCACTCAGAAAGAGAAGCTCGCTTCACTTGCTGAAAGTGTAGAGTTTGAAAGTGAAGAAGAATATCGTGAAAAGCTGGAGACTCTGAAGGAGTCATACTTCTCCAGAACGACTGCTCCTGCTGCTAAAACAGAAACCCTTTCTGAGGGAGAAACTCATGATCATCAGCAATATTCTGATACCATGAGTGCATATCTCAGATCCCTGGGAACTTTTAGCAAATAATCTGATTACATAACAAACAAACACTAACTTTAGGTAACCCGCAATGTTCCAATCCGAACAGTTGCAGGAAAAGTGGAAGCCCCTTCTCGAATACGAAGGTCTTGAGTCTATCAAGGACCCCCATAGAAAGGCTGTAACCGCTGTCCTGCTCGAAAACCAGGAAAAATTCATGAAGGAGTCCTCCTCCTTCGAGACAGGTGGATCCCTCCTCAGTGAGGCTGCTCCTACCAACTCTGTCTCCAATGGTGGAGTTTCTAACTTCGACCCCGTTCTGATCTCCTTGATCAGACGCTCCATGCCTAACCTGATCGCTTACGATCTGGCTGGCGTTCAACCCATGAGTGGACCTACTGGACTCATCTTCGCGATGCGCTCCCGTTACAAGTCCATGTCTGGAACCGAGGCATTCTACGACGAGCCCGATTCCGCATTCTCCGGTCAGAACTTCACCCGTAACCTTACGGCTGGAATGACCGACACCGCTGCTGGTATGGGTACTACTTCCCAGTCTGGCAACAACCCTGCTGCACTCAACCCCGTATCATCTGCATCCTCCTTCGGATATGATGTAGGTCAGGGTATGACCACAGCAAACGCTGAAGCACTCGGAGATGCCGATGCTAATGCGTTCAACCAGATGGCATTCTCTATCGAGAAAGTCACTGTAACCGCTAAGTCCAGAGCACTCAAAGCTGAGTACTCCTTGGAACTGGCACAAGACTTGAAAGCAATCCACGGTCTGAACGCCGAGGCTGAACTCGCAAATATTCTCTCCACTGAGATTCTTGCTGAGATCAACCGCGAAGTTATCAGAACCATCTATAAGGTTGCTGAACAGGGTGCTGCACAAAACGTCGCCCAGTCTGGTGTATTTGACCTTGACATCGACTCCAACGGACGCTGGAGTGTTGAGAAGTTCAAGGGTCTGCTCTTCCAGATCGAAAGAGACGCAAACGCTATCGCACAAAGAACTCGTAGAGGAAAGGGCAATACAATCCTTTGCTCTGCTGACGTTGCTTCTGCACTCACCATGGCTGGTGTACTCGACTACACCCCTGCTCTGAATGCAAACCTGACCGTTGACGACACCGGTAACACCTTCGCTGGTGTTCTGCAAGGTAAGTATCGTGTATACATCGATCCTTATTCTGCTAACCTGACTTCCGCCAACGCAACTCCTGGCAACCAGTACTACGTTGTAGGTTATAAGGGTACTTCCCCCTATGACGCTGGTCTGTTCTATTGCCCATACGTTCCCCTTCAGATGGTTCGCGCCGTTGGAGAGGACACCTTCCAACCCAAGATTGGCTTCAAGACTCGCTACGGTATCGTTGCGAACCCCTTCGCTGAAGGCACCGAAGCACAACTCGGCAAACTTAACATCAATGCAAACCGTTACTACAGACGTGTTGCAGTTAAGAACCTTATGTGATATACTTTCACTACGTGTGAAGGAAGTGCAAGAGGGTCTTCGGACCCTCTTTTTTTATCTAAATACTTAGAAAAGGATAATGTCATACGGCAACCCATTTGAGAATCAGTTGAGCAATAGGAACTTCCTATCACCAACTGGTTTTAAGTTCACACTAAAAAGAGCACCTAAAGTTGCTTTCTTTGGTAACGCAGCGAATATTCCTGCTATCTCAATGGGGACTGCGATACAACCAACTTATCTGAAGGACATCGATGTTCCCGGAGATAAGGTTCAGTTTGAAGACTTCACGTTTCGTTTTCTGGTTGATGAAAACCTTGAGAACTACATGGAGATATACAACTGGATAAGAGGACTAGGATATCCTGAGAGTTTATCAGAAATATATGACTGGCAACAGAATATCGAAAACTTTACTCAACCAAGAAACTCTGAGTTAAACCTATTTTCCGATGCTACACTACAGATACTTACAAGTAAGGAGAACCCAAACTTCAAGGTGATGTTTCAAGATATGTTCCCTACTGAGTTGTCAACTCTTAACTTTGATGCCACCAGTGAGGACATACAATACTTTACAGCAGATGTCACTTTCAAGTATACTATCTACAATATAACTGACATGTCCGGCAACAAACTATGAGTCTTGATCTTGAAGCAATTCAAGAGATGTGGAAAAAAGACGCTGAAATAGACAGGGACAACTTACATGAAGAGTCTTTGAAAATCCCATCTCTACATGCAAAATACTTTGAACTTTATAATACCATATTTCTTCTAAGGAAGAAAGCAGAACAACAGAGAAAAAATATTCGTCACGAAAGATACGAATACTTTAGCGGTAAAGCTGACCCTGAAGTGTATGTGGAAAACCCTTTCCCTAAAAAAGTCCGTGATAAAGATACGATGCAAAAATATCTTGACGCTGATGAAAAGTTATCAGGAGTATCTCTAAAAATTGATTACTATGATACAATGCTCGTCTATATTGAGAGTATACTTAAAGTAGTTCAAAACAGAACTTATCAAATTAAAAACGCGATAGAGTTCATGAGATTCAATGCAGGTCTAGGATAATGAACGAAGACTGGATTTATGAAAATGAGGACTTTGATCCAAAGGGAACTTACATTGAGTTGCAGTTTGGTCCTGAGGATCTTTACCTAATTTATAAATCAGTTTCTGTTCATTTAGACAAATGGGCTGGTGGTCATCCTTCAGAACAGGAAAGACTTTTTTATCTTAAAAACTTTTTATACAGAATTGTGCTTGAATACAAGTTCAATGAGGAGTGATAAATATTCGCAGATAATGATTTATCGTGAATACAACAGACCTCGTTATATCAAAATCAAACGAAGTATTTCTTAAGATAAACACGGAACCTCATATCGAGTATGAGTTAAGAGATCACTTCAAGTTTGAAGTTCCAAATGCTAAGTTTATGCCACAATATCGTGGTAGAAATTGGAATGGAGAAATACATCTATATGACATGCGTTCCAAACAGATCTACGTTGGTCTGTTAGACAAGATAGTAAGTTTTTGTAAGAACTACGGATATACCTTTTCTTTCGAGGATAATAAGTTTTACGGACAACCCTTTGAAATAAATGATGAAATATCATTAGAGGGTGTTAAGGGTTTTATGCATTCTATATGCTCTCACAAACCACGTCAATATCAAATTGAGGGAGTATACGATGCTTTAAAGCATAACAGAAAACTATTGATAAGCCCCACTGCGAGCGGCAAATCTCTGATGATTTATTCATTAGTGAGGTATTATGTAGACAGAGGGCAAAAAATCCTTCTAGTCGTTCCAACGACATCTCTTGTAGAGCAGATGTACAAGGATTTTGAAGATTATGGTTGGGACGCTGAGTCATATTGTCACAAAATTTATAGTGGCAGGGAGAAGAACACTGATGCTCCTGTAACTATTACCACTTGGCAATCTATCTATAAGTTGGAAAGAAGTTGGTTTGAAGACTATAACGTAGTCATTGGTGATGAGGCGCATCTCTTTAAGAGTAAGTCTCTAATATCCATCATGACTAAACTTCATCATGCAAAATACCGGTTTGGTTTTACTGGAACTTTAGACGGCACACAGACGCATAAGTGGGTCTTAGAGGGAGTCTTTGGACCATCATACAAGGTGACTAGAACTGATGAGTTAATGAAGCAAGGTCATCTGTCACAGTTAGATATTCAGTGCCTTGTACTCAAACATAAACCACAAACATTTGAAACTTATAATGATGAGATAGAATATCTTATTTCACATGAACAAAGAAACAAGTTCATACAAAACTTGACATTAGATCTTAAAGGGAACACTCTTGTTCTTTTTGCAAGAGTCGAAGCACATGGAGCAGTGCTCTACGATCAGATAAATAAAAACAAGCGTGATAACCGTAAGGTATTTTTTGTACATGGTGGTGTAGACGCAGAAGAAAGGGAGGTAGTAAGAGAGATCACAGAAAGAGAAAACAATGCCGTCATTGTCGCATCTTATGGAACTTTTTCTACTGGTATCAACATTAAAAACCTCCATAATGTTATCTTTGCCTCTCCAAGTAAGTCCAGAATCCGCAATCTTCAAAGTATTGGACGAGTTCTTAGAAAAGGAAAGGACAAAGTAAAAGCAACACTGTATGATATAGCAGATGATTGCTCCACAAAAACAAGAAGAAATTATACTTTAAACCATCTCATTGAAAGAATAAAAATCTACAATGAAGAGAACTTTAATTATGATATCATAACCATTCACTTAAAAAGCGTATGATTGAAGACGATTTCTATGCAACAATAAAACTAAAATCTGGTGAAGAGATCTTCTGTAAAGTAGCAGCAGAAGAAGAGGAAGATAGGACCGTGTTAGTTGTTTCCAATCCTATTCTCATTAAGGAAGTAAAAGGTAGAGTTGGAATGATAGGTTACAAGGTAGAACCTTGGTTAAAGACTACTACTGAAGATATGTTCTTTCTTAATTTAAATGATGTATTAACTATGTCTGAGTCAACTGATATTGAAATGATATTAATGCATCAGGACTATGTTAGAAAAGCAGATACCAAACAAGGTTCATCTAACCATAAACTTGATAAGAAGATGGGTTATATCTCTAGTGTAAATGATGCTAGAGAAGTTCTAGAGAAACTCTATAATACTCCTTCTAAAGATATAAAGAATTAAAGCTTCCTTATCAACCTCCACAAAGGTATTCTACACGATATTTGAGACTTGTCAAGTACATCGATAGATGATATACTTTATACATAATGATGAGATATAGTTATGATACAACCAGGCATGACTAAGAGAAAAAGATCCGAACACTATGTAAATAATAAGGAGTTCCTTGCTGCTCTGATTAAGTATCGGGAAGATAAAGAGATCGCTGCTGTTAAAGGTCTTCCGAAACCTCCTATCCCTCGCTACATCGGGGAATGTTTTCTGAAGATTGCAAATCATTTGTCTTTCAAACCAAACTTCGTGAACTATATGTTCAAGGAGGATATGATCTCTGATGGTATTGAAAACTGTGTGCAGTACATCCACAACTTCAACCCAGAGAAGTCACAGAACCCATTTGCATATTTCACACAAATTATTCACTACGCTTTCCTGAGACGTATTCAGAGAGAGAAGCGTCAGTTGGATATTAAGAACAAGATCCTGGAGAAGTCTGGGTATAGTGAGGTGTTTGATGATAACAATACACTTGACGGATCAAACTTTGCTGACTACAATAGCATCAAAGATGCTGTTCACTCAAAACTTCGTTATTGATGAAAGTTGCCATTATTACGGACCAACACTTTGGTGCGCGTAAGAACTCTAAACTCTTTCATAACTATTTTCTAAAGTTCTACAATGATATCTTCTTCCCGTATCTAGAGAAGCATGGTATCACCACTGTTGTGGATATGGGCGACACCTTTGATAGTAGGAAAGGTATTGACTTTGGTTCTCTTGCCTGGGCAAAGAATAACTATTTCGATAGACTCGCTGAAATGGGCATTACAGTCCATACTATCGTTGGTAACCACACAGCATACTATAAGAATACAAATGATGTCAATGCTGTAGATCTTCTTCTACGTGAGTATGACAATGTTCGTGTTTATGCTGAACCAGAAGAGGTTAAACTAGGTAAACTCAACGTTCTTTTCATACCTTGGATTAATGAACAAAATTTTGAAAATAGTCAGTTATCTATTAAAAGTTCAAGTAGCAAGTGCGCGATGGGGCACCTTGAATTGCGCGGATTTAGAGCTCATCGCGGATGCATCATGGAGCATGGTTATGAGAGCGACTTATTTACGTCGTTCACCAAAGTCTTCTCGGGACACTACCACACTCGATCAGATGATCAGAAGATCTTCTATCTAGGCAACCCTTATGAGATGTTCTGGAATGATGTAAATGACAAGAGAGGGTTTACTATCTTTGATACTGAAACCCTGGAGCACTTCCATGTAGATAACCCATATCGGATGTTCTACAACATCTACTATGAAGACACCAACCATCAGACCTTTGATACTAGAGAATATGATGGTAAGATTGTAAAGGTCATTGTTCGTAAGAAGACCAACTCTAAGAAGTTTGAGAAGTTTATTGATAAACTTTACACATCTAATGTAGCAGACTTGAAAATTGTAGAAAACTTTGAAGTGGGTGACCCTGAGGAGTTTGATGTCTTTGAGTCTGAGGACACTATTTCTATTTTGAATAGATACATTGAAGAAGCAGAAATAAAACTTGACAAGTCAAAATTACAAAACATCATGCGGTCAACCTATCAAGAAGCATGTGAACTAATCTAATGTTTATTCTTACTGTGGAGGGAAAAGAAGACCAAGGAGCATACTCAGTTGTTGATCACAACGGTGAAAAGATCTTGTACCTTTTTGAGGAAGAAGATGATGCCACTCGGTTCTCTTTGCAGTTAGAGGACTATGGATATCCAGAGATGAATATCATCGAAGTTGATGATGACGTAATGTTGAAGACATGTCATATTCATGAGTGTGAGTATGCTATAATATCTAAAAATGACATCGTAGTGCCGCCTGATACTGAGACGTATGATTTTATTTGAAAAAATTCGTTGGAAGAACTTTCTTTCAACGGGTAATCAATATACTGAAATTTGTTTTACTGAAAACCCAACCAACATCATCATCGGTGCCAACGGTGCAGGTAAGTCAACAGTGCTTGATGCACTGACTTTTTCCTTGTTTGGTAAGGCATTTCGTAAAATTAACAAACCACAACTTATAAACTCTGTCAATGAAAAAGATTGTAGAGTTGAAGTAGAGTTTTCTATCGCTCAAACGTCTTGGAGGATTGTTCGTGGCATCAAACCTAACGTATTTGAGATATATCGCAACGGTGATATGCTCGATCAGTCTGCTGCAGCACTAGATCAACAAAAATGGTTGGAACAAAACGTCTTGAAGATGAACTACAAGTCGTTTACACAGATTGTAATCCTTGGAAGCAGCAGTTTTGTGCCTTTCATGCAACTTTCTGCTGCCAATAGACGCGAAGTTATTGAAGATTTGCTTGACATTAAGATATTTACGTCGATGAATATCGTGATTAAGGAGAAAATTCGTCTAATTAGAGATGAAATTAAGACTTTGACGCTCAAAAAAGAGTCTTTGAGTGACAAAGTACAGATGCAGACCAAGTTTATTGACGATATTGAGTCCCAAGGCAAGGAATCCATCGCCACAAAGCAAGAAAAGGTTGAAGAACAACTTAAATTGGTCGATCTTTATCACAAAGAGGTCACTTTAGCAGAGGAAAGAGTCCAAAAGCACCTCAAAGAGCAAGAAAAAGTCTCTGGAGCGACTGAAAAACTGCGTAAGTTTAGTGGTTTGAAGGGTAAGATCACTCAAAAAGCAGCAACGCTTACAAAAGAGCACAAATTCTTCACTGAAAATACGGTTTGTCCCACTTGTACGCAGTCAATTGAGGAAGAGTTTAGAATAAATAAGATTAACGACGCTCAAAAAATAGCAAAAGAGTTGCAATCTGGTCTAACAGAACTGGATGAGGCAATTAATGAAGAACAGGAGCGAGAGCGTCACTTTCTTGCCCTATCGAAGGAGATTTCTAAACTACAGAATGGCATTTCTCAAGACAATGTTCGGATATCTGGGTGTCAGCGACACGTCAGAGATCTGGAATCGGAAGTTCAAAAGCTTACCGAGCAACTTGCAAACAGAAATACTGAACATGAGAAGTTAGAAACCTTTAAAGACAACTTAAGAACCACATTCGACACGCTCGCTTCTAAAAAGGACGAAATAGACTATTTGGATTTCTCTTATAGTCTTCTGAAAGACGGTGGAGTCAAAACAAAGATCATCAAGAAGTATCTGCCTCTGATTAACCAGCAGGTAAACCGTTATCTACAGATGATGGACTTCTATATCAACTTTACTCTTGATGAGGAGTTCAACGAAACCGTACAGTCCCCTATACACGAAGATTTTTCTTATGCTTCTTTCAGCGAGGGAGAGAAGATGAGAATCGACTTAGCACTCTTGTTCACCTGGAGAGAGGTGGCAAGGATGAAGAACTCTGTCAGTACAAACTTACTCATCATGGATGAGGTATTTGATAGTTCTTTGGATGGTTTTGGTACAGATGAGTTCTTAAAGATCGTTAGGTTTGTTATTAAGGATGCTAATATCTTTATTATCTCTCATAAGGAGTCTTTATATGATAAGTTTGAATCAGTTATCAAGTTTGAGAAAGTTAAAGGTTTCTCGCACATGATGTAAACTATTACCATTCTTCATGAAGAATTTGAAATATTATGGTTTCAACACTAAATAGTGACAGAATTGGAGACAGCAATGATCTAAACCTCTTTGTTATTGTTTTTGTAAATGGAGTAGAATCATGCATAACATCATCTCGCACAATCAACTAGCCGGTTGGAAACAAAGCATCGATCACTTGGCAATGACGCTGGAAGACATTAGTGATCAAAGCGATGTACTAAACGACTACTACAACTGCCTGATTGAGTGTGATGAGAGGCAACATATCTGTAAACGTATTTGTAGTTCAGTTTTAGAGTAACCCCTATGTAAACCCATAGACACTAGGAGAACTGTCACTGAGGACCCTCTGCTACGGCGGAGGGTTTAGTATTATAGATACATCAACAGAAGACCGTATGACAGTCTCTAAGGAAATCAAGTCACAACTAGCCAAACTGCTTGCCACAGAGGATCTGGTGGTAGAGCACAGGCGGGTTGCGACTGCTCAGTTTGATGTTCATACCCGAGTTCTTACCTTGCCAATGTGGGAAAAGGCAAGTAATGTAGTTTATGATATGCTCGTTGGTCATGAGGTGGGTCATGCTCTTTACACTCCTGATGAGAACTGGTTGGAAAAGAAACGTATTCCCCACCAGTTTGTGAACGTTGTAGAGGATGCCCGCATTGAGAAACTGATGAAGCGTCGTTATGCTGGTCTTTCAAAAACATTTTACAATGGGTACAAAGAGCTCAACGAACAGGACTTTTTTGCTATTGCTGACAGCAATATTGCTGATCTCAACCTTGCTGACCGTTCAAATCTATACTTTAAGATCGGTAATTTTCTGAACCTCACATTTACTGAAGAGGAGAAGGTTATTGTTCAAAAGATTGCAGAGGTAGAGACCTTTGACGAAGTCCTTGATGTGGCAGAAGAACTCTATCTCTTCTGTAAGAAAAAGGTTGAAGAACAAGAAGAGGTAGAAGTCCCACCGTCTGAACAGAACTCTCCTGAAGCAGAGGAGGAGTCTGAACGTTATATGCCTCAAGGTGAAAATGAAGATACCGATGTCGAAGAATCTGAGCAGCAAACTCAACAGATAGAAGAACCTCAAGTTGAAACTGCTGACTCTTTGGCAGATAACCTTGAAGAGTTGATAGATAAGCATGGTTCTGAAAACATCTATTGTGAGTTGCCTAAACTTGATCTGAAAAAAGTCATTGTAGACAACTCTAAACTTCATCAGTACATTGATGCATTTGATGCTCGGCAACTTGAGAAGGGTGCCTCTTTTGATTTTCCTGATGCTTCCTTCCGAGAGTTTAAGAAGTCTGCACAAAAAGAAGTCAACTATCTGGTTAAAGAGTTTGAATGTAAGAAAGCGGCAGACTCATATGCTCGTGCTCAAACATCACGCACTGGTGTTCTTGACTGTACTAAACTGCATACCTACAAGTACAATGAAGATCTTTTTAGGAAGGTCACCACATATGCTGATGGAAAGAACCATGGACTTATCTTTGTTCTAGACTGGAGCGGATCGATGCAGTATGTCCTAGAGGACACCTGTAAGCAACTGTTTAACCTTATCTGGTTCTGTAAGAAGGTTAATATTCCTTTCGATGTGTATGCCTTCACTAATGAATACAGAAAGGTTGCTAGTGACTGGCATCCTGATGAACTGTATAAGAAAAAGGTCGGTCTTTTCGCTGTTGAAAATGACTTCTCTATGATGAACCTGCTGACAAGCAAGACCAGCAGTGCTGTTCTTGAAAAACAAATGCTGACCATTTGGAGAATGGCACTTGCCTTTGGTAATGCTTATCGGACGCAATATACCTGGTCCCCTCAAATGTGTCTCTCTGGCACCCCATTGAATGAGTCTCTTGTCGCACTTCATGGAATCATTCCAAAGTTTCAACGTGAAAACAAACTTCAGAAAGTGCAGTGTATTATCTTGACTGATGGTGAGGCAAATCAACTTAATCATCATGTAGAGATTAAACGTCATTGGGAATGTGATCCTCGTATTGTCTCAAGACGTTTCGGTGGTGACATGTTCCTTCGGGACAGGAAGACTGGACACACTTACAACATGGGATATTATTGGCACCACTTTACGGATAAGATGCTTCAAAACTTGAGAGACAACTTCCCCTATGTAAACTTCATTGGCATCCGTCTCCTTGCCCCTCGCGATGCTAAGTCGTTTATGAACAGGTATGGTGAGGATGATACAGTTGCTAAGTCTTGGAAAAAAGACAAGAGTTTTGTCATCAAAACTTCAGGATATGATGCATACTTTGGTATGTCTGCTAATGCCCTATCCCAAGATTCTGAGTTTGAGGTTGAAGAGGGTGCCACAAAAGCGAAGATCAAGTCAGCGTTTGTTAAGAGTTTGAAAACTAAAAAACTAAATAAAAAAGTTCTTGGTGAATTTATTTCTTTGGTTGTATGACAAAAAAGTCTGACTGGAAAGAGATAGCAATGGCATCAGAGAGTAATAAGAAGGTGCTTAAAGTTCTTAAAGAGGGACCAAAGTCTCTAGCACAGGCATGGATGTTACAGGCACTTAAAAACAAGTATGGACGGTAAGATAAGTGGTACATGGGGGGTTCAAGACCCCCCTTTCTCATCTATAATAACTTCAGTTAAACAAAACAAATGGGTCTCTCCAAAAGCAGCATCATCGAATGTCTCCGTGAAACTTACGGCGAGTCAGTGACATCTGCCGAGATCAAGGCATTCTGTCAGATGAATGACTTCAACTATCAAACTATTACTAACAAACTGACTGACTATAAAGTCGGTCGTGGTAAATGGAACCTGGAAGTAACAAAGGAGACTGTAGAGGAACTGGAAGTATCGTATAGTGCTCCTGCGGCAATGCCTGCTATCGAACAAAACCTTATTCCCCAGAAAGATGATACCTTCGTCAAGTTTGGTAATTTCAACAATCTTAAAAAAGTTATTGACTCCCGTCTATTCTATCCTATCTTCATTACGGGACTGTCCGGTAATGGTAAGACTTTCTCGGTGGAGCAAGCGTGTGCTCAAGCGAATCGAGAACTCATTCGTGTAAACATCACCATTGAAACTGACGAGGACGACCTGATCGGTGGTTTCCGTCTTGTAAACGGTGAGACTGTATGGCACAATGGTCCTGTGATTGAAGCACTTGAGCGTGGTGCTGTCCTGCTACTTGATGAAGTTGACCTTGCATCTAACAAGATCCTTTGTCTGCAGTCCATCCTTGAGGGTAAGGGCGTCTTCCTGAAGAAGATCGGTAAGTGGGTTGCACCAAAGCGTGGGTTTACTGTTATTGCCACTGCCAACACTAAAGGCAAAGGTTCTGATGATGGTCGTTTCATCGGCACCAATGTTCTGAATGAAGCATTTCTTGAGCGTTTTCCTGTCACTTTTGAACAGGACTATCCCACCCCTACTCAAGAGACACGGTTGCTGACGCTTCACTCTGCTTCTAATGGTGTTCACGATGACGTGTTCATTAAGCACCTTGTGGACTGGGCTGATATTATCCGTAAGACCTTCTATGATGGTGGCATTGAAGAGATCATCTCTACTCGCCGTCTGGTTCACATCATTCAGGCATATTCCATCTTTCGTAGTAAGGAGACTGCCATTGAGATGTGTCTGAACCGCTTTGATGATGAAACTAAGCAGGCATTCATTGAACTCTATGACAAAGTTGACGCTGATTTCAATCAGTCTGTTGACGTACAAACCATTTCTTGATAGACTTTATTATGACTAACGCATGGAATTTCTTGTCCGACGCTATGGATGAACTAAAGAATGATGTTATCGTCCTTGGGGGCGAAACTATTAGTGAAGCAACAAAAGAAGACTGGAATGATTTCTGGGAAGGCGATGGTATTAGTTTGACTGGTAACCCTTATTACGGGTCAGACCTTCTTGACTTCTCTAACAACTACACAGGGTCTCGGGTTGTTGGTGGACTGAGTGACGATACTTTTGCACCTGCTAAGAAATACAAATATGATGAGGAAGCAATCCTTAAAGAACTAAAAGATTATATCAACGGAACTTACAACCAGCATTATTCTGCTGGTGATGATAAAATTCAAACACTTGACCTGATTGAAGCATGTGGCGATGGTGAATCTTTCTGCCGCAGCAACATCCTCAAGTATGCCTCTCGCTATGATAAGAAAGGCACCGCTCGACGTGACATCATGAAGATTCTGCACTATGCTGTGCTTCTGATGCATTTCAACGACAAAAATGCAAAACGTGAAACCTATCCTCAATAATGATGAAAACTCGTCCATCAATGAAACTGTCTGACTCTACTCTCTCCCTGCTCAAGAACTTTTCTTCTATCAATCAATCTATTCTTTTCAAAGAGGGTAGTAAACTTCGCACTATCAGTGTGATGAAGAATATTCTTGCTGAAGCAACTATCACTGAAGAGTTCTCTAGGGACTTTGGCATTTATGATTTGAACCAGTTCCTCAACGGTCTGAGTTTACACCAGAAACCTGAACTGGACTTTGCTGCTGAAGGTTACGTTGTGATTCGTGAAGGTCGGTCTCGCTCAAAGTATTTCTTTGCAGACCCTTCTGTCATTGTGACCCCTCCTGACAAAGCGATTGAACTTCCTAGTGAGGACGTTTGCTTTGAACTTTCTACCACAGTTCTTGAGCGACTGCTGAAAGCAGCAGCAGTGTATCAACTGCCTGACTTCTCTGCTGTCGGTGAGAACGGTGTGGTTAAACTGGTGGTGCGTGATAAGAAGAACGATACATCTAATGCTCACGAAGAAGTAGTGGGTGAGACTGATAATAACTTCTCTTTCAACTTCAAGGTTGAGAACATCAAGATCCTTCCTGGAACTTATGATGTAGTTGTATCTCAAAAACTTCTGTCTCGTTTTACTTCTAAGAACCACGACCTAACTTATTACATCGCTCTGGAACCTGACTCCACTTTTGGTTGATTAAACCTTTTATATTATGCGTGATGAATTTCTGTGGGTGGAGAAATACCGCCCCAAAAAGATTGAAGATTGTATTTTACCAACAAATATTAAGGAGACTTTTCAAAACTTCCTAGATAAAGGAGAGGTTCCCAATCTGTTGTTGGCAGGTCCTGCAGGTTGTGGTAAAACCACTGTCGCTAAGGCGTTGTGTCACGAGTTGGGAGTAGACTATTATGTCATCAATGGATCGGATGAGGGACGCTTTCTTGATACGGTCAGAAATAATGCAAAAAATTTCGCTTCGACCGTCTCACTTCAAGGATCTGGCAAACCCAAGATCATCATCATCGATGAAGCAGATAACACAACCAATGATGTACAACTCCTCCTTAGGGCGTTTACGGAGGAGTTTTCTGGCAACTGCAGATTCATCTTTACCTGCAATTATAAAAACAAAATCATCGAACCCCTCCACTCCAGATGTGCCGTCGTCGAGTTCTCCATCGGAGGAAAGCAAAAACCTGCCATCGCCGCCCACTTCTTCAAACGTGTCCAACAAATCTTGGATACAGAAGGTGTTGAATATGATAACAAGGTCCTGGTAGAACTAATCAACAAACACTTCCCAGACTGGAGACGTGTCTTGAATGAGTGTCAGCGATATTCTTCAGGAGGTAAAATTGATGCGGGTATTCTTGCACACTTCTCCGATGTAAAGGTAAATGATCTTGTTAAAAAACTCAAAGAAAAAGACTTTTCTGAAGTACGCAAGTGGGTCGTTTCTAATTTGGATAACGATACTACTGTACTCCTTCGCCGCATCTATGATGCTCTATATGATGCCCTCAGTAACTCTAGCATTCCTGCTGCTGTGCTTGTGCTTGCTAAGTATCAGTATCAAGCTGCCTTCGTCGCGGACCAAGAAATAAACATGCTTGCATGTCTGACAGAAATTATGGTGGAGTGTGAGTTTAAATGAAGTCTTTGAAAACACCTCTCAGGTATCCTGGTGGCAAGTCTCGTGCTTGCACCAAGATGGATCCATACTTCCCTGACCTTCGGGAATATAAAGAATACCGTGAACCATTTCTTGGTGGCGGTAGTGTTGCTATTCATATTACAAAGAAATATCCTCATCTAGACATCTGGGTGAATGACTTCTATGAACCTCTGGTCAACTTCTGGACTACCTTGCGGGATGATGGATATTCTTTATACAAACGACTTCAAGAACTGAAGTCCCGGTATCCTGACCCTGCTTCTGCTAAGGGTCTTTTTTTAGAAGCAAAGGAACTTGTAAATGACTATACCATTTCCCCTCTATTTCGTGCTTGTAGTTTCTACGTTATTAACAAGTGCTCTTTTTCTGGTCTCACTGAGTCCTCATCCTTTAGTAGGCAGGCATCTGACAACAACTTCTCAATGCGAGGAATTGAAAAACTCCAAGGATACACTCAGATAATTAAAAAGTGGAAAATTACTAACTGGTCTTATGAATCACTCCTTACAAACAATGAATCCGTATTCACATACCTTGACCCACCCTATGACATCGGGAGCAACCTTTATGGAAGGAAAGGGAGTATGCATAACGGATTCGACCACGATAGTTTTGCTAGGGACTGTAGCAGCTTTACTGGTGCTCAACTCGTTTCTTATAACTCGTCTAACCTCATTCGTGAGAGGTTCCAAGGATGGCAAACAGCAGAGTTCGACCTGACGTACACCATGCGTTCTGTAGGCGAATACATGCGTGAACAGAAAGAACGTAAAGAACTTTTGTTATTGAACTATGAAGAAAGTTTGGGAAATCTGGAAGTACTCAATAGGGAGTTTCAGCGATGACAAGACAGCACCATACGATAATTATGTTGCTGGCATACGCACCATTATATTTGTTAGTTACATGGTCACTAACGCTTTTATTATATCTGGAGTATTGAGGCATTGGAATAATGGAACTGAAAGACTGGTTGAATTCAATCAACTTCACGAAACAAGATCTGAGTGAAGACATTAGCTCTTACCCTCCATACATTGTTAATCGTTGTCTGTCTGGTCACGTTGATTGTGTCCTCTTTGCTAATGAAATGAATAAGTATAACTTTCTTGATAAAGATATGCAATATTCTTTCTATCTAAATACTTTGAGGAAAAAGAAGAGATTTTCTCCCTGGCTCCGTAAGGATAAAGTCACGGATCTCGAAAGTGTCAAAAAATACTATGGTTATAGTAATGAAAAGGCATGTCAAGCTCTGAAAATCCTGACTACAGAACAGATTAATTTTATTAAAAAACGACTTGACGTTGGAGGCACAAGATGAGTAATACGGTGGAACCTCAGTATCACTGGACTCAGGAGCAGATGATTGAGGTGTTTCTCAATGAACCTGATGATTTTCTGAAAGTCAGAGAGACACTTACACGTATTGGAGTAGCGAGTAGAAAGGAGAAAAAACTCTATCAGTCTTGTCACATTCTGCATAAGCAGGGCAAGTATTATATTGTTCACTTCAAGGAGTTGTTTGCGTTGGACGGAAAACACGCAAACCTCTCTATCAACGATGTTCAACGTCGCAACCGTATTGTGCGTTTATTGTCAGACTGGGGTCTCATCTCTATTGCTAATGAAGACACCGTTCTTGATATTGCACCTTTAAACCAGATCAAAGTCTTATCCTACAAAGACAAGGGTGATTGGATCTTAGAACAGAAGTATAATATAGGTAAAAAGGGAAAAGAAAATGCCCAAGCGCAGTAAGAGATATCCGAAATCAACATTTGATTTTGGCAATGATGGCATATCGATTGCACATCTTGGGCAAACAATTTAAACGGAGTAAAACCGAATAAAAAAGGAGGGGTTGCAACACCCCCCTTTTTTGTGTTTGTTGTATAATTAGTATGTACGCCGTAAGGGTACACACAACACACTCTCGCTTAAATAAGGAGAAGTCAAATGACTAACTTAATGAAGTTTAAT